CCATATTTTGATAGGTCATACTTTGCCATCTTTAATGGCTCATGTTTAACTACAGGTGGTTTACCTATTATATCCTCAACCTCACCTACTATCTTCTTCTTAGAGATATGGTATGGTGTTGGTGCATTTTGTAAGCACACTTGTAAACACAGTAGTTGTTCGTCAGTAAATGTGAATGTATTCATACTAAAGCAGGAACATCTCCATCATCGTCATCATCATCTTCCAACTCTGATATCCTATCCTTTAATGAGGAGGAGAGGTAAGCATCAGACTCCTTAACTCTCTTTTGAAACTCCTCATCAGGTGTAAAATTTACTACGAGTAACTCATCCCCTTGCTTAACATCTTCCATCTCAGGATGAGGTCTTCGTGTTATATATCTTTTCTTTTCTTCTACTCTATACCTTCCGTTCATTTCGGATGCTGCTTGCCATCCTTGAGACATAAGTCTGAAGGCAAAGACAAGCAATATCACAGATGTTAGTAGGAAGATACTAGCCGCCATCGATTGCACACCCTACCATGGAACCACCGACTGCACCTAGTGGAATTGCCCACCATCTATCTTTACCTCTTGATCCAAAACCAGCAAGTCCACCACCTAATAGAGCACCAGCAACTGTTCCATCGGAGCAGTCATTAGTATCTACATCTTCGTAGACAGTAACGTGCCTACGATAGGTGCGTGATCCTACATCAGGATGTGGGTCACTTGGTAGTGGCTGTGGGATAGGTGTAGTATCACATGGTACCTCAACAGTATCCTTGTAAGACTTAACATATCCTGGATTGTTTTCTGTGCCTGGTATATACTCCTCACGATACTCACTCTTGAAACAAGTCCTCTGATGAGAGTAACCTGCTTGAGAGTCAGTGTGTTGTGCCATTTTCCAATCCATATAATTGGTGGCACGACGATTCAAATTACCGTAGTCCCTATAGGCACGATAGTTACTCAGGTCTCCTGCAATAGCAGGAGCCCCGATGAATGGTAATAGTAATAAAGGTAGTACTTTCATTAGTCTTCCTCTGCTAAGGATTGAAAGTAAGATAGTGAATTTTCTTCTGCAACTGGAGCAGCAGCGACTGCTTTCTCCCTAAACTCGGAGACCTCTTGTCCCCATCCTTCTGGTTTAGCAACAACTTCTTCCTGACTTTCATCAACTGCTACAGGAGCAGGACGAGTGCCAAGCACAAGGTTTAACCTTGCTTGTAGTTGCTCATAAGTCTTGAAGTTTTTAGCAGCTTCAAACTCACTGAGTGAGTAAGACTTCTTCCAGATATCCTCTAACGTCTGGTCATCAAATCCACCTAGAGTTGCAGGTGATGCAAACTCTGACTTATCATAATTCCAATATCCATCGACCTTTCTAATCTTTAACTTAAAGTCTGCACCTTCCCATAGATTGAATGGGTCTAGTGGAGTCTCGTCTGCGAATGCAGGTTGCATTGCTTCAACAAGTTTGTCAAAAATCTTCTTGCCATACTTGTAAAGGAATACCTTTCCTTCATTCTCTGGATGCACAGGGTCACTCACAACATAGATGTTTGAGTAGTAAGATAACTTACGTTTCTGTGTCCTTGCTGTTGCTTTGTCAGCATCACGACCACTGTTCCACAACTCACGATTGAGTTCGCTTACAGGGTCATCTTTTCCTAGTGTTGTCAGTGAATTCTCGATGTACCACTGACCGCCTGGTCCCTTAAAAGAATGAGACCAAATCTTTGCCCAAGGCATGTCCTCACCGTCTGGTGATGGAAGGAATCTGATTACTGCGTAACCATTACCTGCCTTGTCCAACTCAGGTTTCCATAGACGCTCGTCGGCACCTACTTGCTGAGGTTGATTGATTTTCTCAATCTCTCGTGTTAACTTCTCGAAAGTATTCCCTGCTTGGGATGCTTTCTTCAAAGATGCGAAAGACATAATTGGATTCTCCGTATTGAGTGTATTGTTGCTACTGTTTAATCGTAGCATACTATTTATATGGTGTCAACCATCAAGACCCTCACGATGTGCAGCATTATCTAGTGTCACAATCATGGCATCCATACAGTCTGGTAGACTCTTGTAACCAAAGGCATTCACCATCATATTAATTCTGTTTTTCATGTCAGCAGCCTCTGGATCTTCTGTTGATGCCAGTGCTAACCGATGATAAAATATTTTCTGTCTGTCTATAAGAGCCTTACACTCTTCTATATGCTCTTGCTTTTCTTCAGCATCCATAGTAGGAAGTGCTGAAGATTTACTAGCAATATCTTGGTACGTTTGAAAAATCGTATGCAGATCCTCTTGAACCTGCTGCGATTTAAAGAATGTGCTCTTCATTTTAGATAGGTAATACCCCTTTCGTTGTTTTCTTTATGAAATTCTTTTGGGAAGCTTCATGTCTTAGTCTTTCCTTTAAGGGTTTGGATAAGAGTTTAGGCACGGATTCCATTTCAATTTCATTCTCTTGACAGAAAGTAATTACCGCTTCAATGTAACCAATTAAACCATTGGAAGTTTTAACCAACCTCTCTATCTCTACCGAGAATTTAGAGGGGGTCATGAATTTATCTTCTGGATTTGGTTCTTGTTTAGGCATTACTTCTCCCAACAAATTCTTTGATATAGGATTTAAGTAATTGTAGATAGTCATCAAGATTGTACTTCTCAAACACTTGAACAGACCCATCTTCAATCGTGATAAGTGTGACAATTTTCTTTACCTCAATGCCAGTAAGTTCTAAAAACATAGCAGCGTAGGCTGTCTCTTGCACATAGTAGTGCTCGATGTATTCCTCCTGCTTTATCTTTGTTGAGGTTTTAAAATCGATAACTGCTAACTCACCATCAAACTCAGCAATACAATCTACTCGACCAGCGAGACCAAGGTAATGTGAATATAAAAAGGTCTCCAGACAATTGATGTTGTTTATACGATTAAGAGTGGGTTTAGCGGACTGAAACATTCTAACAGATAATGGATTGTTTTCCATGTAACTGTCGAGATCTAGTTTACCTGTTAGATAGTCCTCTGTGATACTGTGGAATGCAGTACCTCGTTGTGTTGCTCTAGCAGTGATTCGATTAGCCTCGTCTTCACCTATTTGCTTTCTCCAACCTGCGAAGAATGCTGCGTTCTTAAACGATGTGATTGAGGTAACACTCGGATAGTATTTATCAGCTCCTGGTATAGGGTAAAACCTTACCCCATTCTCATTAACTGGGTCAACATCTATTGGTTTGAGTGGGACATCAACAAAATTAAATGTCATTATATAGAAATTGTGACGAAGTTTTTCTTTGCTTGTGGCATCACATCGAATGCAATAGTTATCCTAGGTTCATCGATGCATTTATCAGTCCAATGTACTATCTCTGGACTAAACATAACCATCTCTCCAGTTTTATTCTTAACCTCTGTACCATCATAGTAGGTTGAAGTACCAATGGTTCGGACATTAAGGTGACCACATAACGTGTTGTCAAATGGTTCTGGAAAGTGTCTATGTGCTGTTATCTTTTCTCCCATACGCATTACATTAGCCCAACATTGAACTAACACTTTGCCTTTGAAGTTAGGGTAACATTTTTTATACCCATAGACAATAGATTCTTTTAGTTCCGTAGTACCTTTCCATCTTAGCACATTAAATGAATTAAATCTACTGGTTAATGAAGATTCACCAAGACCAGTGTTACCATCATTCAATTTACCTTGAGATGAATTGGGTGGATACATCTTTAGTATCCTCTTCTCCTGCTTGAGGACAATCTCTGCTAGTTTATTAACATCGATGTCAGTATCATAGGAGAATATCATTAGAACCCTGCATTATACTTTGCAATTAGGTAAGACTTCACGAGACCTGATCTCACGATGTCATCAATACCGAATTCAATACAAGAAAAGTCTTGCATTGACTGGAGAATGGTAATGAAATCTGAGATACCAGACTTCTCATTCTCTCTAGTAAGGTCTGTCTGGGTGACATCACCACAAAACATTATCTTACTGTCTTCACCTATCCTAGTTACAATAGAATCTAACTCATGAAAATTCAAGTTGCTAAACTCATCCACTATAACAACAGCATTGTCTAGTGTTGTGCCTCTGATAAATGATGTAGACCAGAAGTCAATTGTTTCTTGTGCCCTAAGATTATCGTAGAGCATTTCAAAAGAATTGTCGTCTGGCATACTAAACATATATCTTACCATATTTTTGTATGGAATTTGATATAAGTATGACTTATCTTCATGATCTCCTGGAAGGAAACCAATCTCTCTAGTAGGAACAAGAGACCTTACAATGTATATTTTATCATAAGGTGAGGAATCGTCAAGGACTTCTTTTAAAGCAAGGTATAACATGATGAATGTTTTACCTGTCCCTGCTGCACCATGCAATAAAAGATTCTTGCCTTCTTCATATGCTTTGAAGGCTTCCTTCTGATTATCCGTAAGAGGTTTGATCTCAGTCATGTATGACTTATCAATTGGTTTCTTACGCTTCATCATCTTCTTAGACATTGGTTGAAGTGGTGCTCCATTACCATTACCGTTGGATTTCTTTCTCGCTCTTGGCATAGTTAAGTAAACCTTGATAGGTTGGCACGTGGATGTGCTGATTGTACTTTGCTCATGACTTCTTTAAATCCATCATCAGCTTTAGGTTTTCCATATGTTACACCTCCTACACCAGCAGCCCAGTCCTTATCCCATTCAGGGTTGTCCTTTTTCCACTGGTCGTAGTCAGTCATGGACATGGAGAGTTCTTTTTTCTCCCCTGTGCTCTTATTTATTACAGGATATGTAGGCATACTAAAACTCCAATGCGGTTGCGGTAGCAGGGAATTGCTGCTTGAATACATCTCTACATGCTTCAGCAATCTCCATGTGCTCAGACTGTGTGCCATGAGCAGACCTAAGATTTATATAATGAATCCAACTACGGACACTACCAGTCATGTATATCTTAGTGGGAGTAGAGAGTGGTAAGACAAATCTAGCACACTCCTTAGCAATACCTGCATGAAGCATACTCTTATAGAGATCAATACTCTGATTAAAGTGCTGTCTTATCTCCTTCTTAAATCTTTCTTGCACAGCAGGGTCTACATCATCAATACTATTCTGTCTGTTTTTATCATCTTGACTACGCAACTCAGGTATAGGTATGTCCTCTCTAATGTACGAGACATCCTGATACCGTTGCGAAAATTCTTGGAAAGTAAATGACCTGTGTCTAAGTATCTGTGCAGCAATTGCTCTAGTTGTTTCTATCTCCAGAGTCATATGTGCTTGCTCAAATATAGACCAGTGCCCATGCTTAATACAATACTTTAATAGCCCCTCTACCTTGGGGTTGTCCTGATTATTAGGGTTAGATACCCTAGCAATATAACCAATGGTCTTCTCTGCATCAGGAGTAACAGAGACTAAACTAACTTTACTCATACTTAATAATAATGCGAGACATGATTAGCAGTCCTAGGGACTGGAGAAATGTGATGGGTGGTAAACCAAACAAAGTTGGCATCAACCAATTCCATAGTAGTTTAATTACAAAGGGATAAATTGTCAAGTTTGCTAGGAATCTAAGAAACTGTGATGCAGCCTCCATCTCCTCCTTGTCTTGCTTCTCCTTCTTTCTATCAACTATTATTTTTTTGGCTTTTTGGGCGGCTTCGGTGTTGAATCGTTCTTGTCTTGCCATAGGTTTGGTTTCACTGTACCTGCTGCTTGTTTAATGTATTGTAGTTTCTCCTTATAGAGATCCCAATAGTAATCAAACACATCGGCTTGCTTGTTAGCAACCACAATGTCTTGGCAGAATTCATCATCTACATACCCGACGACGTATGCATGAGTTGGAAGAGTCTTGTCTTCAGCATCCTCTTGTTTACATTTAGATTTGATTATCTTCATGAGCGACCACCCCAAGTGATTGACGGAAATGCTTCAGTAATAACTGCTTTAGTGATACGTTTATACTTAGAATTCAGTTTCCCATCCTTCACAAGGACTAAAAGTTCTGCTTCTTCAGCAGATAAACCTTCAAGTAATTGCACAAACATAGATTCTCTCTTCATGTTAGGGAGTTTGTCTGCTCCACCTTTAAAGAATCTATAGAGTCCTTTATACTCATGCTCTAATCGAGTGTGGTCTGTACCTGGGGGTGCATCATTAGGTGTGTAAGGAACATCACCTTCAGGTAACATAGAAACAACACTGTCGTCAAAGTTAATTATCAATAACTGACGTAGAGCAGTGCTGTTATTATCCCTCAAGATTGCAACCTTCTCTTTCTTGGTCTTGGCATTAGATACCTTTCTCAAAATCTCAGAGAGTAGTAGTCTTGCTGAACTATTTGTTGTGGCCATTATGTAACTCCATAATTAATCTTCGTCATCTTCATCAGGTACAATTTCGTTTCTGATGTATAATAAATCATCACTTACTATCATACCATCCTCGTCAAGCATCTCTGGGTGGACAATAGATTTAGCATAGGCAGCGTTTTCGATGTAATCTTCAACGTATCCCTTTGCTAACCATGATGTAACAAGTCCCAAGATGAATGCCCCTATGACAACCAGGACAACGAGTGCGATTTCCATAGTTATCTCCCGAAAGGCGGAACTATTTAGAGGGTTTAAAGATGTCCGTTTTCTTTAAGATACTTTACTGTTTCCTGACAACCTCCAAGATTATCAGCACCTAACTTCACTTGAGGAAAGGTTGATCCTTCTCCAAACTCTTGATAGAATGCTTCTCTTTCAAAGTGTTGACCCAATTTATACTCAACATACTTGTAACCTTTACCATCTAAAACCTGTTTGATTGTGGTGCAATAGGGACAACCATCCCTTGTATAAACTGCGAAATTCATAATAGTTTCTTGGAATAAAAAAGGGTATCCGAGGATACCCTTATTGTATATTATATATTCTGTTTATCAGAATGTGAACTTAGCACCTAACTTACCACCGAAGTCGATGATGTCGTCTCCACTGCTGTCCTCGTTAGAGATTCCAGAAAGCTCGCCATAGAAAGCAAGAGTATCTGTAGCAGCGTAGCTGATTCCAGCCTTACCAGATAGTTCTGTCTCAGTGCTGTCGTCAGAATCTGTATGAACAAATGCTGGACCACCTTGGACGTAGTATCCTACTTGTCCTTCGCCACCTTCAAAACCGATGTGAAGATCAGTAGTAGCAGAAGAATAGTCTCCATCTGGATATGATGCGTTAGCTTCTACATTCACGTAAGGACCTGCAAAGGCAGCACCAGAGAATAGTAGAGGAGCAGCTGCTAGGGCTGCGATTGAAGATTTAATAGACATGATTGTATTTGAAGTGTCTCGCAAGAATGTATAGAAAAAAAATCCTGCGGATGATAGCACCCCCGACATGGGGTACTTTTTAACATCGACGCAGGGTACGATTGTTTCGGGCCTGTGTTGTTATGTTAAGAAGTATTTATAATAACATAATCTTAACTATTTGTCAACTATTCGGTCTCTACGGCAAGTTGCCTCTTGCATCTTAGCTTCTGCCTCCTGTTGTGTCAAGGTACCTCTCTCTAATTTCTTGTATAATGTATTCATTTCCTCACCCCAGAGTCTATAAGCAACCATCCTCTTAGCACTCTTCACCTTCATATCCTTTGCTTCATCTGGACCAATAGGAAATCCTACGAAGTAATCTTGATCAACAATAGATTCCCATTCGATATCACATTCTTCTACTGCCTCCTTAATCTCATCAGGGAGGTCTTCATATTTTATCTTAGGTAGTTTGCTCATAGTATTCATAACCAGATGCCATGCGAGTGTGCCATATCATACTGTCACTAATTTCTACATCCATCATACCAGAGTGATGTATAACAGTTTCAGTATTACTTACACTGCTAGTGAGTGTAGCATTACAATCAGTATTGTGTCCATCATAGAAACAGATGTTTTGATTACTGTTTGTGATACCAAACCCTGCTGAGTTACCACCAACTATCTGACAGGTATATGTTTTACCACCTTCAACTATAGCAGTTTGGTTAGCAAGTGATCCTGTCTGTGTAGTGCCTTGGGTAAATGAAATGCCTAACTCAGGGATAGCATAGGTACCAAGTGCAGTACCATAACTTGTCTGAGAATCATTCCAACTGAATCCAAAGGTAACTTCTGCTGTACCTGTGCCTGTAGTAACAAAGTTACCATTAGCAGCAAAGGTACCTGCTACTGTACCAGATGATCCTGCCCTTGTCAACTTCCATGCACCACCAGCAGGATTGTATGACCATGTATCTGTATTAGGTGGACCTACATTTGTATTGCCCACTGCCATAGTTAACTTGCGTCTACCTTTAGTTGCTGCAAAAGTAATAGTGTAATCATTTACTGCGTCTGGTGTAGGTGATAAGGTTAATGCTGTCCCATCAAATGTAATACTCATTGTATTATCAGCAGCATACTGTAAACTATAGTTACCTGTCTCAGGTATCGTAACATAATAATCTAATGTCTTTGTCTGTCCTGAATAAGTCTCAGTCCTAGATGGCCAAACTCCATACGTGTTTAAGAAACTTCCCCAGAAACTATGAGGTCCAGAGGTAGTCCATCCTAGGTTACCAATCTCAGTACCTGGTCCAATAACAATCTTAACAGTAACATTATCTGTGCCACCAGCATTAAATGAAATATTATATTCTTGTCCTACTGTCAGTGTACTAGGATGAGGACATGCTGAGATCCACCACTCAGAGTCATACATAACTGACCCATCTTCTTGAGTACCATTTACAATAGGAGTTACATTAATAGTAAAACCTGAAGCAGTATGTGTAGTGGTATTAGTATTAGCAAACCATCTATCGCCATCGTATCCAGGTACAGATATCTTAGTCCCATCCCAGTTACCACTAGAATTAATATGAGTTGCATTGAAACCATAGTCTCTATCACTCAATGGTGTTAGGTTAGGTAACCCGACTCCAGAGATAGCACCTCTATGGATTTGCATATACCATCCACCAGGATTAGTATCCCAATCTTGTGCCCATTCATTCTCAGGTGACCAAGGCAATCCTCTAAGTGCTTCAGTAGCACTACATGAACTTCTATACCATGCAACAATGTCACCTTCCAATGCTTCAGCAGCATAACCTGCTGTGATTGCTGCTTTAGTGTTAGCCCATTGAGTAGCAAGCAATGGATTATCATTAACAGATGTACCTGCTTGACCTAGGTAATGATTAATCCATGTATTCATACCAATATCAGGTGGTCTCCCTCTGTTTGGGAAACTACCTGTGCGTCCAAATCTACCAGAGAAATATTCCTTAGCAACCATCGATGATAGATGAGAGAAATACCATCCTCTAACATCTGCATCTGACTCCTGCTCTCCTCTTCCTAGAGTAGTAACTGAAGTAATATTATTTGCTCCAGGAACTGTACTCTTCCTTACTACTATTGTTTGTGTCTGTGCTCTACCATGTTGCCACTCCACTACCTCAGTAGCATTACCATTCGTTACTTGTACAGTTACCTTATTAACTCCTTCTGTAAAATTATGAGTTGCTGTTGCTGGTGCAGTTAAAGCACCACCTTTAAACATACCACCTGCCTTAGTAATAAGAGGTGTAACACTTGGATCATCTCCTATGAATACCTTACCATTATCATCACATCCAAACTCAATAACATAGGTATCAGTAGCAGGTATATTAATCTCATAAGTTACTGTCTGCTCTAAACATGGTAGTGTGCAGACCATAGGGTTAACCCATACTGCAAATTGATTTGCTTTCTCCGACCAAAAATTAGTTGATGTTGCGTTATATGTTACAGGGTTTGATCTATTTCTAGCATACTTTGTTATTGTTGAACCATCTGCCTTAGTAATTGTGATAGGTCTGATGTTTACATCCGAATCAAATGGATAACATCCAGCAGGTGTTACAGGTGGGACAAAGAATAGTCCTGGTAAATCATGTGGTACTGGAGATTCTACATCCCAAGGTCCACTTGGAGGTATTGTATATGGATCACCAAGAGTTGTTGGTGTAGATGGACCTAAAACATAACAGTCATAGTAATTACCATTACTATCTTTCTTACAAAAAAATCTAGGTGGGTCTGCAGTTCCAGGATCACCTTCTGGATTGTCACAAAAATATGGCACGATGCAATCCTCTGGTGGAGGAGGTGCTTCGACAGTTGGTGGGATATAAGTGTCCTGTGCTGTCATTGGGACATCACAAACAGGACCAAAGTATCCTTCGGGTTGGTAGTAGAGACCCATTCCTTATTTAATCTTGTTCTCTATTTAGATTACGAATGACAATCTTACTGTCACCATCAGGGACTACAAGGATGTTATCCTTAGCAACATCCCACCCTAATGACTCCATCATATCAACCATGCCATCTTCTGTTAAGTCTGCATCTGGTAGTTGTGATGTATAAGTATCATACTTATACTCATCCTCCAGAGGACCATCAAAAAGGTCAAGGTCTTTGCCTATTCTCATTTGAAATACTTGTTGATTACTTCAATTTGATCTTGATACTTAGCAATCATATTTAATTCTTCTTCGATTGCTTCCACTACATTAGAGTGCTCACCAATGCCGACTGGTGAAGTAAGATAAACTTCTACGTTTGCTCTGTGTTTTGCAATGTCTCCTTGAGCATGTGCCAGTAGTGCTTTGATTAATGTTTCTCTCATTAGAAAATATCCTCCTCTTTACCTAACTCTATTTTAACATCACTTGTCGGATATGCGACACAAGTTAACACAAAGCCATTTTCCATCTGCTCATCATCCAAAAAGGATTGCTCCTCCTGATTGACGGTACCAGATACAATCTTACCAGCACAGGTACTACACGCACCAGCACGACAAGAATATGGTGCATCCACACCTTCCTCTTCTGCTTTGTCTAGGATGTACTCGTCTGCTTCACAGTCAAAGGTAGTTTCATTTCCTTCTGTGTCTACGAGTGTAACTGAATATGCCATAGGTAATAATTGCAACCTTAATATGTATAGTTTATAGGTCAGGTAGATGGTCTTCTACCCAGTGGTCATCATTGTTTATCCCTGCTGCTTTAACGTAACGCATGATGTGGTCATCGATTTGATGAAAGATTGGATGTAAATCCAAGTCCATGTTAATGTCATGTGCTATGTCAGCAATCTGTGACTCAGTAAAACAATGGTCGGGGTGTAATAGATCACAGGCAGGTATCCTTTTCTCTATTAATTCATTGAGATTAATTCTAATCTCATAGTCTCTGTAAACTGGCATCTATGCAAACTGTCTGAGGTTACTTAATATGTATTTGTAGGCTTTAACAATGTCTCCTTCATCTTTACGAAATAGGTCTTTATCAAATCTCTCTTTCGTATTCTTTTTCCAGAGTCGCATGTTGTCAGGTGATAGTTCATCAGCCAGGAATAAATCGCCGTGAGCATCGTATCCAAACTCCAATTTAAAATCTACAAGGTCAATACC